ACTCGGTACGCGTTTTATTGAAAAAAGTTATCCATTTAAAATGTTGCATACCGTCATATTCAATTAAAATATTCATAGTAGGCAAATAAAAATCATAACGAGCATTACGAAAATCTTCAAAAACTTTTTCTCTTTCAAAAGTAATTGCAGCTTCTTTTAACATAGTCATAATTTTCTATTCACCTTTAGAAGGCGTATTATTTGTTCTATTCATTAGCATCTAATTAATTTTTTTAAAATCTTCTTCTTGCTTTAGACAACCACAACTTTTAGTGTTTCCGGTACGTAATCTTCGACCATCAACAACTATTTCATTGCCACAAATACATTTACATAACCACTAAACCTATGCACCCTTATTTGGTGCTCGCTTAATGACAATCAATCTACTGTCTGGAACTCCATGCTTAGACATATCCCATCCAGTCATATCTATTAAACCTGGCATTTTATTTACCTCATTAAATAAAAAAATTGAGGCTTGATGATGAGGCATCATTACTCAATAGGTAGCTAATCTATTGCTCCCCTCTTTTTTAAAGTAAAATTTATTTATTAATACTCTAAAAAAAAGAGAAGCCAAGCTTCTCTTTTACATATTTTTAATTTGATCGTAGGTACAGTCACTCCAAATTTTATCTTCGGGGGTGCGGAAAGAAAGCACTTTACCATGTCTAAGGCGGCCGTCCTCCGTCAACTGCATTGCACCAATTTCGACAACTTGATGTCTATATTCCTTATAATTCTTTTTGACCTCATCAGGGAGGCCGCTGATGTAACCGATAGAGAATTCTTCTCCATCTTTCATAACCGCTATCTCAAGTGACCCCGCCCAACCATTGTAGTACGGCTTGGTCACGGGGATGTATGGTTTGCCGTTCATAAAAGCATCAAAATAATGATTACCAAGCGGGAGCCGCTCGTCAGTCATGGAGTCTACCCAATACTGCCAGGACTCGAGTTCCTTTCCATGATAATCCTTACTTGGGGCCGCTGCGCGCCCCGTAAAGAAACAATCTATGGATTCTTTCAGTTCCTTCTTTATCTTCAATGATACACGCGCGGGCGTGCGTTTGAAATACACCGGAGCATCTTTCTTCATTATTACCATGCCCTCACGGCCTTCGGCAAGATGATTCTGCAACATATTCCATAATTCTTCACCATCATAATAATTTGCAAATTGTATATAATCATGCAAATAATTATGAGCCATTTCCCGTAAATGCCACACACGTTGCTCAAATGGGAGTTTTGTATAATCTTCGCCATCATAACACATGACATCAAAAATATAGAAATTCAATTTCTGTCCTACTTCCTGGCGAGCTATACATTTCTCTTTCAGACATCCAAGTAGGCTGGTTATCTTCTGAGACCCTTCATTACCAGGCAACCAGCATTCCGAAAGAAGAACAGTACCATTCGGCAAATTTTCCATAAAATCATGTATCTGCGGCACCCATGCTAATTTCTCTGTTGCCTCGCCCTTTACATTTTTAGAGCGGGCGACCATAAAGCAGTTACCGTCTTCATCCTTTATCAAACGCTCATAATAACCATCAACCTTGAGAGCACCAAGATAATTACCGGAAAACACCATATTACGAGTCTCTGCTCTGCGCTTCTCTGGTGCGGTCGCCGCGGTGAAAGACCAATACTTCATGCTTTCGGCATTGATCCAATCTATTCCATTTACATAACCTTTCATTCTTTACACTTCCTTTTCGATTCTATATTAATTATACCATAATTTTCCTCGAAAATCAAATCTAAAAATTCTGTAGCTTTTATCCAAAGGTCATTAATGGTGCCATCATTTGTGATTTCATAATCATATTTGTAATCAAACACGCCCTCATCTGACGCATTTGATGTACTTAGCTGCTCCGCGGCCGGCCGCCTAATGAGGAGCGTAATAGCTCCAAGTTCGTCTTTAAAACGCTGAATTTCTTTTGGTTCGCGTGAATCAACCAGGAGTACCGCACAAGCTTTAGACAGACCATATGATTCTAAATCATCTTCAAAAACTCTTAATGACGTCTTAATATCTTTAAAAGGTAAATCATTAAAATTTACCAAAAGTTGTTTCAAATCACTCAGAAACTTTCGTGCTTCTGCCGTCTTCTCGCCATTCCATCCCGCGGCCTTCGCTATATCCTTTACACGATCCACGGTTGAGCGCTGACGACAGAATGGCCCCATGATTGCTTGACAAATATCTTCAAAAGTTGTTTTGCCCGCACCTGGACGTCCGTTAACAATAATTACTTTTATCATGCTCTTAACAACCTTATAGCCCATTCATTAAACGGCTCTTTAAAGAAAACAACATATTCATTATCATAAATATCACCAGCTTTCAAAATCTTTAATACTTCAATCCAGTTGTTCGCCTGAGATAAGAATTCTTGCATCCATTGATCTTCTTTAAAACGGCTAATCATATTATCCATATCAGTTGTAGGAATTTTATAAAAACAAGCATGCATATAATAATTATAGATATTTATAAGCGTCTGTCCAATCAAAGAAGGATTCATACTGTCATTAACCTTAGCCAACATTTTTAAGCCTTCAACTTGGCTTGTAATATAATTCATATATGTTGCTGTAAAATATTCGCGTGTTTTATTAGCACGGGTTAAAGAATTTTCATTAAAACGCCAAATATATGTTACCTCTGCAAGCTCCCCACGATTTTTAGTAGAATTCCATGCAACCAAATTAAAATATGCATCTTCATCAGTCCTTAAAGGCAAAAAACGAAGTCCTAATTGCTTAAGATATTGTACCTTATAAATTTTTCCATGAAACCAGGTAATTGTGCCCGCATTTTGTGGAAGATATACATCTTGCTTTTGCTTTTCTTCACGAATAAAGCTTGAACGCACAATATCATAATCACCAAGTTTAGCTTGTGTATATAATACTTCTACTGCGCGTGGTAATAACATATCATCACTATCAACAAACATAATATAATCACATTGTGTTGTCTCAAGAACGCGTTGACGAGCCATGCCTGGGCCGCCATTTTCTTCTGCTTTTATAGAACGCATTTTTAAACCGCGGCGACGATACTCTTTAATTATATCAGAATAATCTTCACCATCGGCGTCAATTGAAATACATACAATAAAATTATTTTTTGTTTGAGCCACAAGCGAATCTAATAATTTTGGCAGCGTATCACGAGCATGCCATGTTGGTACACCAATTTCTAACATTTAATTACCTCTCATAATAAGCTGTATAAATTTCATCAAATATAGTAATGAACCTATTAAAAACATGGGCAAGCTCTATTTCAAAATCCGGTACTGAAATTACAAACATATCAAATCCCCAATTCGTATAATGAAGATATTTGTACTTCTTGAACCATTTTAAATAAAGATATGCAAACGGGCTACCCTTAAAATATACTTTCACATCTGTAATAGAATCCACCCATGCAAGCGTTGAAAGAAACCATAGGTCACCCTTGTCATGAATATCAATATTACTCACACACATAGGATTATGGCCTTCCTCTACATGCCAAAGCAACCATTTTAAACCTGTTGCACAAATCTCATCATAAAGTTTAAATTTTTCGTTCATTTTAAAGCTCCTACTTATTTAAATTAAAGGCTCCGCCTATTTTATAATTCTATTATACCATATTTTTAAAAAGAAGTCAATTTTTTAGATTTTTGGAAATAGTTTGTTACTTATCATAGAGGTGATGAAAATGAGTAAAAATTATTACCGTAAGCCAAAACCAACGGTAAAATCTGTTCAAACAGCACAACCTGAAGTTATTAAGACTATTGAAGAAATAGATAATGAACCAGTACAAGTACAATATATAGAGTCGCCACATTTATATAAAGTGCAGGTAACTCATTCTAGCTTACGAAGACGTTCTGAACCTTCCACTAATGGTGCAATACTTGGAATTATTAGTGACAAAGGTCAATATTATATTGATAAAGAAAAAGATGGCTGGGGATAGTTAGAAGATGGTAGTTGGATTATGCTAAAGTATACAGACTACTATAATGTTTAATAAACTAATTGCAGTTTTATTAAGTCTTTAGCTTTTATTTACACCCGCGGCCGTTCGATCGGGCAAAACTTATACAATTTATATTCCAGAAAATCCAACAAGTATAATTGTTTATTATAATTGTAGCAAACAATTATATCATTTAGAGGGCAGAGAACCTCGTTACCCCTTTAGCTATCTTGAAGGAATTGCTGATATTATATATGAAAATAATCCAAACTCTATTGTGGTTGTAACATATTATTATAATCAACAGATTGCACAATAGATAAGCGATATTGCTGATGAATATAATATTGAAGATATTATTATTTCAGGCTGGAGCGCCGGCGGCAATCATGCCATTGAAGCGCTATAGATTATCGCAAACGAAGATAGAAATATATAGTTACTTTTAATAGATTGTAACCATACAAATTATTTAAATATTAAATATATTGAAACATTAGCAAAATATAATGTTTCAATTCATTATACTTCTAATGTGATGGGTAAAGCAAAAAACAAAGTTTTGCGAAATATTATGAAATATGAAATACCTATTACATTTTATCAACTAGACATACCAAACGAATTTAACGGCAGTAATCATATGTACTGCCGCGATTGCGCCGTAAGCTATGATTTATATGGATATATCCTGGGTACACATGATTTAAATGAAAATTATGTATAGGGCTATTATGACTATACAAATCATACAAATATTTTCTGAAATTTTCAAAGTGAAAATTTGCATTTTTAAAAAATTTCTGTTATAATATATATAGAAAGTTCGAGAGAGCTTTTAATTAAAGAGGGGATCCCCACCACATACCACCATCCCCTCTTTAGTGTTCCTTGAAAGTTGAATAAATAACTATCACATTGTTGAACTCAGTGCAGAATGGGAACGACTCTCATGCTGAGAAATATCGAAAAGCGCTCGGGGCGACACGAAACAGGGATACCTGTGGATAGCTGGCCGCGGTCTGATGGTGACTGAAAGACCGAATCCTTGTAGGGAGAAAGTAAAGAGATTGTGCTGAGATTATCGCAAACAATAACAGCCGTGAACTGGCGGGAACAATAGAGGCAGCCTGACAAAGGTGCGCTGAATCCAAGTTAGGGTAGACAGGTGGTGCTGCAGCCACTCCTTGGAAATACCAACAATTCCGTGTGCGGTGATGTGGAAGAAATTCCACTATAACAGTTTACAGCATCCAAGTAGCAGAAAGCGCAGCGACCGAACTGGTTTAGAAGATTACATTTGGCAATTCTGAATGTACTGTGAAAGGTAGAGGTAACCAATCCTCTGGTGGACTTCCGGAAGGAAGAAAGGCGACGGCCCTAATCCGTTGCTGGGGTAAGAAGTTTATGGAAGACGTTCTATAGGCTCAGACTTATCTCCCATCTGGTAGAATATGTTTGAAGATAATTCGTAGGTAAGGCGAAGGCCTCAACAAGAAAATAGTTATTTATTCAGCTTTCAGTGTACACGAAGCGAGCCGTTAACATGGATTTGCGGTAAACTACCACCGGCTACGTAATTCGACCCTATGGGAGTTG